GCCACTTAACGGCTGCAGAGGTATATATCAACAACTTACCCTGCCTTAACGTCTGGCCCACCCCGAACCCACCCGGCGACCAATATACTTTGGTGTACTACAGAATGCGTAGAATTCAAGATGCAGGCGGGGGTATCAGAACCCAAGACATTCCGTTCCGCTTTATCCCTTGTATGACTGCTGGTTTGGCTTATCAGTTAAGTGGCAAAATGCCTGGAGTTGATCCAAATAGAATAATGATGCTCAAAACCGAATATGAACAGCAATGGCAATTGGCCGCGGATGAAGATAGAGAAACAGCCGCAATTCGTATAGTTCCACGTAATTCGTTCTTCTATAGATAAATGGCATGCCAAATAAGTTTGCTTCAGGTAAATATGCGATTGCGGAATGCGACAGATGTGCGCAGCGGTATAAACTTGCAGAGTTAAAGATACAGATATTAAAGACAAAGCCGTACCAAGTTAAGGTTTGCCCGTCTTGTTGGGATCCAGATCAGCCTCAGTTGTCGTTAGGCTTGTATCCAGTAAATGATCCACAGGCGGTGCGTGAACCAAGACCAGACGTGAGTTATTTAGTATCAGGGCAAAGTGGTTTACAGATTAATCAGACGGGTATTGGCCCAAATGGGTTTGGAAGTCCAGAATTAGGTAGTAGGGTGTTTCAGTGGGGGTGGAATCCAGTCGGGGGTAGTAGAGGTCCTGATGCAGGTTTAACCCCAAATGACTTGGTACAACAAGTAATTCTTGGTACAGTAACGGTAACAACAACTTAAGGAGTTGAAAATGTACAAAAAAGGCGCAGATGGCGTTACTAAAACGGGCAAAACCGAAGGTAAAAACTTAGGTGACTCAGGCCCAACAGTGGCTATTGAGAAGGGTCCAGCACATCGCTCTGGTGGTGGTAAAACCAATGCTGATATGAAAAAATATGGTCGTGGTATGGCTAAGGTGATGAACCAAAAGCGCCACGCAGGAAGAGGACGTTAATCATGGCTAAATTTTCTATGAAAAAAGGCGGTAAGGAAGTAGGCCCTGCTTCGGTTTATGCTGCACCGCACACAATGGATGGTAAAGCTACTAATATTGTGGCGGATAGTGCTACCAAACCAGGCAAAGATAAGATTGACCAGATGAACATCTCTGTTGCTGGCGTTAGTAAGGGTAATTACCCTCCTGAGAATCGTTACGGCAAAATTCAAATGCGTGGTACTGGCGCTGCTACTAAAGGCAAAATGTCTAGCGGGAAGATGGGCTAATGAATTTCCAGCAGCTATCTGAGGCTATTCAAAGCTACACAGAGTCAACTGAGCAGTTATTTGTTCAGAACATCCCGAACTTTGTTCAGCTTTGTGAAGAGCGGGTTTATAACGCCGTTCAGATCCCTGCTATCCGTAAAAACGTCATTGGTAACTTTACTTCTGGTGATAGTTATTTAGCTCTACCTAGCGACTACTTAGCGTCTTTTTCCCTTGCTGTGATTGATGCAACCGGTAATTACACATATTTAATCGATAAAGACGTTAATTTTATTCGTGAAGCATATCCAAGCCCTACCGATACTGGTACTCCTAGGTACTATGCTCAGTTTTTACCCTACACTTATTTAATTGGGCCGACCCCAAACAGTAGTTACCAGACCGAACTGCACTATTATTACTACCCAACTACAATTGTTCAGGGCGGTTTGTCTGGTTTTGGTACGATTGTTGGCGGTTCGGGATATACCAATGGGGTATACGAGAATGTGCCTTTGACTGGCGGAGATGGCGCAAATGGTACGGCAACCATTACTGTATCGGGTGGCTCTGTAACCGCAGTGACTCTAGTTAACCCAGGATATTTATACCTTGTAGGCAACTCTTTAAGCGCCGCTACCTCTACAATAGGGGGTACTGGAAGTGGATTCTCAGTACCTGTTAATAATATTCAAAACGCAGCTGGAACTTCTTGGCTGGGCGATAATTTTGAAAGTGTTTTGTTGTATGGTTCGTTGCGTGAGGCTATCATCTTCCAAAAAGGTGAACAAGACTTAGTTACATATTACGAACAGAAGTACCAAGAATCCTTAGCATTACTCAAAGATTTGGGTGATGGTAAAGATAGAAGAAGTGCATACCGTGATGGACAACTTAGGCTGCCTGTACCTGGACCTGTTAGATAATTTTTTTAGGAGCAAAAAATGGCAATTACTCAAGCAATGGCTACATCGTTTAAGGTTCAACTCTTAAATGGTACCCAAAACTTTTCATCAAATACGTTTAAGATAGCTTTGTATACTAGCTCTGCTACTATTAACGAGAACACAACTGCATATTCCGCAAGTAATGAAGTGCCTTCAACAGGTAACTACAGCGCTGGTGGTAATACTTTATCGGTTAGCGTGACCCCAACAAACTCTGGTAACGTAGCTTTTATTTCGTTCTCCAACACTTCTTGGGCAAACGCAACTATTACTGCGGCTGGGGCTTTAATTTACAACAACACTAATGCTAATGCGGCTGTATGCGTATTGTCTTTTGGTGGTGATAAGACCTCTACTAACGGTACATTTGCAGTGAACTTCCCAACTGCTGACGCAAGTAACGCAATTATTCGTTTGACCGCTTCGTAATTAGGAGAGCCTTATGGCTTTGATTCTGAAAGATAGGGTTAAAGAATCCAGCTCTAGCTCTGGCACAGGCAACATTACGCTTGGTGGCGCAATTCCTGGCTATCAAACGTTTAACGCAGCTATAGCTACTGGTTCTACCGTTTATTACACCATCCATAACTTAACCGCTGGCGATGATGACGAGTGGGAAGTTGGTGTTGGTACGTTTACGTCTCCAGCTACATTAGCTAGGACTACGGTTCTTTCATCTTCTGCTGGGGCTCCAACCAAAACTAACTTTACCGCTGGCGCAAGTGGTCTTGAGGTGTTTATTACTCAACCAGCCGAAGAAGCGGTTTATTTAAACAATGCTACTGGTTTAGTTGAAATTGGCGGTAATGGCACAAATACTGTGTCGTTTACTAATATCAACACGACTAACTTAACGGCTACAACGGTAACACTTACAAACGGAACAATTACTACTAACGCTGCGAACGCTACGGATATTACCAATAAGCAGTACGTAGACGGTTTAGTTCTCTCTGGTACTCATTTTCACGAGCCAGTATTAGTTGAGGAAGATGTAAATTTAGTTGCTGTTTACAACCAGCCAAACGGCGCTGGTAATGGTGTAGGTGCAACTTTAACTAATAACGCTGCTAACGCTGCTCTTGTAGTTGATGGTGTAAGCGTATCTAATACCGCTCGTATTTTGGTTTATGCGCAATCTAACGCAGTACAGAACGGTGTTTATACAGTTACCAATCCAGGTAATGCTTCTGCGCAGTGGGTGTTAACTCGCTCTACTGATACTGATACATTTGGTTTGGCTAGCTCAACCCAATTGAGTGAAGGTTCAACTTTCTTTGTTCAAGACGGTGATACAGGCGCTGGTCGGACGTATACATGTAATACCCAAGGCACAATCACGTTTGGTACAACTAACATTACGTTTGCGCAGGTTAGTTCTGCTCAGATTTATGCAGCGGGTACAGGTCTTAATCTTTCCAACCTAACATTTAGCATTTCTAATACAGCCGTTACTGCAGCGCAATATGGTAACGACGGGGCTGTTGGACAATTTACAGTCAATGCTCAAGGTCAACTAACCAACGCTGCTAACGTATCAATCAATGCTTCTAGTATCTCTGTAGGTACTTTAGCCAATGGTAGAACAACCGCCGCTTCTGCTAACGGAGCAAGCACAATCGTACTGCGTGATTCTAATGGCGACTTTGCGGCTAATACCATTACGGCAACCACATCTAACGCCACGACCTTTAACGGCACAACTGGTGCGTTTACCAACGTATCGGGTAACGGCGTAGCCTTAACAGCTATCAATGCTTCAAATATTACTAGCGGCACAATAGACAACGCCCGTACTACAGGCAATACAGCTAACAGCGCAAGCACAATAGTCTTACGTGATGCTACTGGTAACTTTGGTGCTAATACTATTTCTGGTGCTTTTAGTGGTGATGGTTCAGCAATTAACGCAATTAACGCCTCTAATATCTCGTCTGGAACTATAGCTAATGCTCGTACTACAGCGGCTTCTGCTAACGGGGCAGCTACGATTGTTCTTCGTGATTCGTCTGGTAGCTTTGGTGCTGGCGATATTACTGCCAATTCTATCTCTGGTAATGGCGTATCCTTAACCGCTATTAATGCGTCCAACATTGCATCAGGGACTATTGCAAATGCAAGAACGACTGCTAATTCCGCTAACGGCGCTTCTACTATTGTTCTGCGTGGAGCTTCTGGTGAGTTCGCTGCTGGGGCAATAACAGGTACATCTTTATCAGGCAACGTATCTGCAACTGTTGGAACTTTTGGCGCTGGCTCTAATACTGCTCCTTCTATCACTACCACAGGCGATACCAACACAGGTATTTACTTCCCAGCAGCCGACACTATTGCCTTTACAGAAGGTGGTGTTGAGAGTATGCGTATTGACTCCAGCGGTAATGTAGGTATTGGCACAGGCTCTCCAAGCACAAAATTAACAGTTGTTGGAGCAATGAATTTTGGAGACAACGTATCTGCACCATCTGTTGATGCTGGCATATTTAGACCAGCAGACGGAACACTGGCTTTTGTAGCTAATGGCTCAGAACGGATGCGTATCTTCTCTACTGGCGGTGTTTCCATTGGTAACACTACAAATCCAGGTGCAACTAACCTTTCTGTAACTGGAACAATTGCTGGTAACGGTGCGCCTTTAACTGCCATTAACGCATCAAATATTAGTTCGGGCACAGTAGCCACAGCCCGTCTTGGTACTGGTACGGCTAATAGTTCTACTTTTTTACGTGGCGACCAAACATATGCAACGGTTACTAGTGGTATCACGCTTACTGACGATACAACGACTAACGCTTCGTATTACCCATTATTCACTAGTTCTACTTCTGGAACTATTACAACCGCAAACGTATCTTCTAGTAAGTTAATTTACAACCCTTCAACAGGTAACTTATCTGCAACGATTCATCAATCATCTTCTGATGCAAGACTTAAAACGGATATTAAGAATATCCCAGATGCGCTGGTAAAAATAAGCCAAATCAATGGTGTTACTTATTTGCGTACTGATACACCAGAAACTGTGCGCCATACGGGTGTTATTGCTCAAGAAGTTGAAGCGGTATTACCAGAAGTCGTTGCTATTGGGCTTGACGGATATAAAGTTGTTGCTTATGGAAACATGATTGGTTTACTGGTTGAGGCTATTAAGGAGTTGAAGGCCGAAGTTGATGCTCTGAAAGGCAAGTAATGACCTTTGGCTTCTCGCCCTACGCTGGTGCCCCGTTTGCTGATACAGGCGAGTCAAGCCTTGGTATAACAGTTGAACTTACTGGTGTTTCATCTGTAGGCCAAGTTGGTACGGTTGCAATAGGTTTAGGCATTGAAGTTGTACTTACAGGAGTAAATGCTGTAGGTCAGGTTGGTACTGTAATAGTTGAAGCTGATGGAAACGTTGTACCAACAGGTGTTTCTGCAATAGGGGTAATTGGCACAGTTGATTTAAGCCTTGGATGTACGGTTGATTTAACTGGTGTAAGTGCAATTGGCACTTTAGGTAACGTAGACGTAGAAGCTGGAGCAGGTGTAAACCTTACGGGTGTAAACGCAATTGGTGTAGTAGGCACGGTTGATTTAAGTCTTGGATGTACGATTGATTTAACTGGTGTTAGCGCTGTAGGCGTAATTGGTAACGTTTCAATAATTGAAAGCGTCACTATTGATTTAACTGGTGTTTCAGCTATTGGCACCTTGGGTAATGTAACCACAACGGCGGGAGCAAATGTTAATGTTACGGGTGTAAATGCTGTAGGTGTAGTGGGCACTGTTGATGCGCAGGCAAGTTCTGTAGTCAATTTGACTGGATTTAGAACCGTTGTTAGACTTAATAGAGTCAATGTTTGGGGCCTGGTTGATGTAGATCAGACTCCTAATTGGACAGAAGTAATAGCAGCTTAAGGATAAATTATGGCAAGT